ATGTTCTTGAGCATGATACGTAAAACCATGTCCACTAGCCAACGCAGTACCCATTGCAGCCAAGTTACCAAGCGGAGTAGCACCGCCAGAAATCGAAGTAGCAGACGTCTGCGCAATTGGATTAACGTTGACATAAGTCGAACCTCCACCAATATATTCAGGACGTTGTAAACGATAATCTTGTGGTGTTACACCAAAATGTGAACGTAATAACTCTGTATAACGTGTACCACCTCGCGCATCGCGCTCAAGCAATCTCTGAATCTGAAATGACTGACGTAACTGATTAATAGTTGCAGAAGTAGCAGCACTTAAATCAGCAACTAAACCAACACTGTGCCAAGAAGCATTAGCACCACCTCCAGTAGGAGATCCTGCAGTCCATACAGCGTTAGACGTACCTGAACCAGGTGTACCTAAAGCAGTACCAATAATATTACCAACATTAAATAAAGGTATACCGGGAGTAGGACCACCGGCAATTAAAGGTGCAGTAGTACCTAAAGGTAAATTAACAGCAGCACCTTTTTGAGGCCAAGGTAATGCACCAGTAAAATAATCTTTACGCTTACCACGACGTACCAAAGTGTAATCAGCAGGTACATCACCACTATCACCAAGACGAACAGTTAAAGAATTTTGTAAATTCTCGTCTCTAAACCATTCATTATAAATAAGATTATACGCACGCAATGGCAAAGCATTGTGCGTAACAGTATTAGAACCTGTAATCTGACCTGCAGTCGGCAAACCAAAATAATCAAATACAGAACCAACAGCATAACCGCCCGCAGGGCTTGTTATTGTTGGTACAACATAAGAAATAGAATCACCCGGGTTCGTCTGCTCACCCATAAACTTGACCCAATTGTTCCAAACTAATCGGTTTGGTACAAAGAAAAAGAATGTGTCAAGATGTAAATTATCCATAACAGGAAACAATGGCGTTGCCAAACGCGCAAACATTGTTGCCTTAACATTGTGCATATCTCCGGGAAGAACTTCATCACAGTAGATAGGTACAAGATAACCACCATCAAAAGTAGTTTTGTGAGCATATTGCGTATCAAAACTAGAGCGGGGAATATCCGCTTTAGGAATCATAGCAAACTGGTGTGAACTCACAGATTTATTACGATGCATAACAATCTCCCGAAGTGTTCCGATCTACTTGTTACCAAGTAGACCGGTTATTAAAAAACTACTCGCTATCGCGAATCATAACATCTTTAGCTCTAGCAATCATCTTAGGTTGAGCTAATAAATCCATTGCACCAGTATTATCATCAAAAGTGCCCAGATAGAATAACTGAAAATCATCAGGGTGTCGATAAAGTTGATTATCATCACTTTCTCTATTAACTTCGTCTTGAAACTGACGCATCGCAACACCTTCCGAAGCCACATATGCTGGACGACCATAAGCACCAGCAGCAGTATCCAATATACTAACAATAACCATTTTCATAAACATTACTCCTTATAACTTACGTTTTAACAAAGACAACTTAGCCAACGCTACTTTCTCCTTTACAGCCAATCGCTCAGGAGTGTTGTCATCATAACAAGAGCGAGCATCCATCTCTCTCTTAAATTGTATCATGTCAAACTCTTCAGGAAACAATTCTTTAAACTTATTATCATAAAAACGTGGTGGTCGGCACTTCTTGCCACGCACCACTACATGGTCCTGTGTATACACATCGGACATGAACTTGTCAAGCCAAGCTTGACCAATACCCGGCTTTAAACTCATCTTGTTAAATTCAGGCTTTCTCTGAATTAACTCGCCGGTCTCTAGATCACAATACTGATAATGCTGTTCAGCATCAACCACTTCGTGGTTTTCATTAACGGTTTTACCGTTAATTTTCTTCATAATATATCGAGCAACATAAGCAGCAGATTCAAAATTGACATCACCAATACTGCTATAACCAAAAGGCCAAAGCTCTTCAAGTATCTTTGACGTATATAAGACAGACCCAGTCTCCGTTCTTTTGAAAACTTTCTTATCTTCAAAATCAAGACCAAAGATACAAGCATGATAATGAGGTCTATCAAAAGATTCACCATATTCTCC